CATCGCAAGGATCTGGCAGCCACAGCCGGTCGAGTTCTAGGGTCCAACGTCAGTCCAAATCGAGTAGGTAGTTACATCAAAGAAGGTAGGCCTATGCCTGGAGAGTACATCATGGCATGGCAGAAAGCTTACAAGTGGACCGATCAAGAGACGATGTTTTTCTGTCTTGGTGGCGATATACCAAGACCGGAAAAAGAGAAACCACAGCAAATCATTGCAATCAATATCGAAGATTTGATCGAACTAACAGAAAGGAGAAGAAAGTGAAAACAGGAACAAAAAAGAGCGGCCACCTACCACAGCAAACCGCTCAAGAAAACGATGACCTTGTGTCATCCGACAACGCAATTATAGCAGAAAAGATCCTTTGCGTCACCGGCTGCGTATTTATGCTAACCGGTCTGCTATTGGTCTTTCTGGCCGCGGCTGGGACGGACGGGCGCATGGAGACGCCGGGCATCTGGGTTTTAGGTATTTCAGGGCTTTTCACAGCCGTACTGGGGATGGTGCTCATATCGATGCGAAAGGTGGTGTCAAAAGATGACTGACGCTGAGCTCATCGCGTATCGCTGCAAATGGGCATATGAGGACGCTGTAAGAGACGGAAACGTGCAAGTCGCGCAAGTCCTTTATCGGTGCCTCACAGGCGCCACACACGGCAGGAAGCCAGATTACATCAAACCGGCGTATGTGCCGGGGAGCAACACGGTTAAAGTGCTCAATAGCATCGAGGGAGGCGCCTTAAGTGTTCGAGAGGATTAGATGTCAATCGCATCAAGACTGGCTTGACAAGCGCCGCTCCGGCATCGGAGGCAGTGACGCCTCGTGCATCGTCGGAATGAATCCTTGGCGTTCCTCTGACGATCTCTGGGAAGAGAAAGTCGGAATCCGTGAAGCCGCTGACATCAGTAATGAAGAGGCTGTGAAATATGGCCATGATGCTGAAGGCAGCCTCCGGCAGCTGTTCAAGCTTGATTTTCCTGAATACAAGGTCTACTACCGCAAGAACGAGCTACTGAGAAACATTCACTTGCCTTGGATGCAGGCATCACTTGACGGCGAGCTGACCGACCCGGAAGGACGAAAAGGCGTTCTTGAGATTAAGACGACATCAATCCTTCAATCCATGCAGCGCGAAAAGTGGAGTGATCGAGTGCCGGACAACTACTTTGTGCAGATTATGCACTATCTGCTTGTCACCGGATACGATTTTGTAATTCTCAAGGCTCAGCTCAAGTCAGACTGGCAAGGCGAAATCCGCATCACGACAAGACATTACACGTTTGAACGACAAGACTACATCGACGATCTCAAGGCGCTACTTCGTGCAGAAATTAAATTTTGGGCGCACGTCGAGAACAAAGAGCGGCCACCTCTAAAGCTGCCGCCTATCTAAAAGAAGGAGAACTTATAAATGGAACTTGTTATCTATTCACCAACCCCCGAAGACTTTGTGAAAGCCATTGAGTGGAACCACGATGAACTAAAAACGGCGCTCACAAACGAATTAGAAAAATATAAACACCTTGTTTTCACGCCGGACACCATCGCGGACGGCAAGCGCACACTGGCTGATTTACGTCGATTCCGGACAGCCATTGAGGACAAGCGCAAGGAAGTCAAAAACCAGATCATGGCGCCTTATCTTGACTTTGAAAAAAAAGTCAAGGAATTAACGGCTCTTGTCGATGAACCAATCGCGGCCATCGATAAGCAGGTTAAAAATTACGACGAACAACGAAGAGTTGACAAACTGGCCGAATGTGAGGCCTACTTCGACGAAAAAGCCGAGGAGCTTAATTTAACCGGTTTTATCCGCTGGGAGAGTGTTGCAAAGGCCGAATACGGCAATGTCAGCAAATCTATGACGCAGATCACCGAAGAGATCGACGGCGCATTAAACACCGTGTCCGAGGCTCTCAAGATCATTGACGGCATGGATAGCCCTTACACGTTTGAAATGCGTCAAACGCTTGGCCAGACGATGGATTTGCAGCAAGCAATAGCCAAAGGGCAACAACTCAAAGAAATCGCCGAACAAAAAGCGCGTTTTGAAGCTGAGCGACAGGCCGAACAGGAACGTCGAGCTGCCGAGCGTGAAGCCCGTGCAAAGCTCATCGAAGAAGCCGGCAAAGCGAAAAAGGAAGAGCCGGCTGAATCCGTCGAGGAAGTCAAACCGGAAGAACCGCAACTTTACACGCTTCGATTTGAAGTCACCGGCACGCGTGATCAGCTCATGCAACTATCCAGATTCTTGAAAATCAACAACTACTCATACACACAGCTCAAGGAGGGCAATTAACCATGGCCAACAATAAAAACGCAATCGCAACCAAAAAGCAATCATTTTCAACGTTCATGGCGCTTCCTGCCGTGAAAGAAAAGATCTACGACATTGTCGCCGGCAAAGACGGAGACCGTTTTATCACATCCATTGTGACGGCGGTCGGAACAAATCCGGAGCTGTCTAAATGTGATTATTCGTCCATCTTATCGGCTGCCTTGTTAGGTGAGGCGCTGAAACTAAGTCCGTCGCCTCAGCTTGGCCAGTTTTACATGGTGCCTTTCAGAGACAACAAAAGAGGCATCACGAAGGCGCAATTCCAGTTGGGATACAAAGGCTACATTCAGCTTGCAATCCGATCCGGCCAATATCGCGACATCGACGTTATTTCCGTCAAGGAAGGCGAGCTCATCAGTTATGACCCTTTCAGACAAAAGGGCGAGTTTCAGGCGATCACGGATCCCGTCAAGCGAGAAAAGGCTGAGACCATCGGATACTACGCCTATTTTGAGCTGTTAAACGGCTTCAGGAAAGAACTCTACTGGAGCAAGGAGCAGATGCTTGCTCACGCGAAACAGTATTCGCAAGGATACGCAAGCGACCTGAAAAAGGGCACGAGCTACACGTTCTGGGCGAAAAACTTTGACGGCATGGCGCAAAAGACGATGTTGCGTCAGCTCATCAGTAAGTGGGGATTGATGTCCATTGAAATGCAACAGGCATTCACAAGCGATATGGGAACGATCAGAGACGATGGCTCCGTTGATTACATCGACAGCGACGACGAAGCCATTTTCAAGGATGTCACGCCGGTTGAGGAAGAAGAGAAAATCGAAGAGGCAGAGCCGATGTCAATTCCGAATTCTGAAGACGATGTTCCGCTGCCGTTCAGCATGGATAATCAACAAGACATTGAGCAGATGTTCTTTGGATAGAAAGGACGGTAGACCATGATCGACTTAATTCCAACTGGCGAAGAAAACGCCGTTTTGCTTAAAGACTTGGCTGTTATGGTCGGCAAATCTCCGAGAACGGTGCAAGCAGACGTTAAGCGCTTGAGAGATAGAGGCTATCTGATTTTGTCTTCAGCCTCTGGTGGTTACTATTTCCCGTCAGCGGACAAAAAAGGAGAGGCCGAGGCGGAACAATACATCGCAATGATGGAAAGCCAAGCATTTGGGAGGCTCAAGCGCTTGATGAGCGCTAAGAAATGGCTTAGAGAGCGTGGACAAATGCAAATTGATTTGGAGAAAGAAGCATGAACAAGGCCATTTTAATGGGTCGCCTAACACGCGACCCTGAAATTAGAACGACGCAAGGCGGTATTTCTGTTTGTAATTTTACTGTTGCCTGTGATCGTCGCACAAAGGACAGCAGCGGCGAATGGGCAAACGAAGCTGATTTTATTCCTTGCATCGCTTGGAGGAAGCAAGCCGAATTCGTAAATCGCTATTTTGGCAAGGGTGACCGGATCTTAGTATCCGGCGCCATTCGTCCTAGAAGCTGGGAAGACAAAAACGGCGAAAAGCACTACATAACAGAGGTCATTGTTGATGAAGTCGAATTTTGCGAGTCTCGGTTCTCTGACAACAATTCCGGATACAAGCAAGAAAAGCAGGAAAGTAGAAAGCGTGATGAACACCTCTGTGACGACGATACATCACTGCCATTTGACTTTTAGCAGCTAGAAAGGATCGCAACAATGGCGGTTGGCGACAGTTATTTCTTTTCACATGACATTGATGCGCTAAGTGACATTAAAATATCGGCGCTTTGCAGTGAGTTTGGATTCGAAGCTTACGGGTTGTTCTGGGTTTGCCTTGAGCACATGTTTCCGGAAGAATGCTTAAGCCTTCCGTACAGCGACATGACATTCATTGCGATTAAAAGGCAAACAAACACGTCTTGCGACGTCAAAGCGTTTGTTGATCGAGCGGTTGAATACGGACTATTCGAGCGCGACGGCGACATGTTTTTCTCTCCGTCGTTTGTCAGCAGAATGGCAAAAATCGATAGTGAGGCCGATGCAAGATCGGAGCAAGCGCGTAAAGCTGCCAACGCAAGGTGGCAAAAAAGACGTGAAAATAATGCTCCGGATGCTGACGCAATGCAGGGGCAATGCTCAAGCAATGCACCAGCAATGCATGAGCATAATGCTCCGGATGCTGACGCAATGCTGATCGATGCCAATGAAATGAAAAGAAATGAAATATATAGAAGTAGTAGTAGCGCGCATGCGCGTGAAGACGATCCATTATCTGAAGTCATTCAACTTTACGTACGAGAAATTGATCCAATACCCTCAACTGTTGTCATCGCTCATCTTGACATGCTTGTTAACCAAGGCATGGAGCCAGAAGTGATGCTGTACGCAATCAATGAGGCCGCGTCTGCCAATGTCCGGAATTGGAACTATGTGCGAAAAGTTCTTGACAACTTAAAAAAAGACAAAGTCTTGACGATGGAGGCCGTTGCTCAGCGTGAGAGGAAGTTTCAAGCGAGCAAAGGGAAAAAGCAAGGTGACAAGCGTGATAACCGGGGAAATTTTTCCACCGGCGACGATTACGACTACAACGACGGCGAGTTTGCCGGAATCGCGAAATTAAGGATTGAGGGGCAGGCATGAAAAACAGCAAGCAAAAAGGTAAACGCGGAGAATTAGAGCTCTCCCGCAAACTCCGAGAACACGGTTACGACGCCCGGCGTGGCCAGCAATACAGTGGAGCCTCCGGAGACGCAGACGTGATCGGACTGCCGGGCATCCATGTGGAATGCAAGCGTCGTGAGCGCCTCAATCTCTATGACGCCATGGCACAAGCAAAACATGACTGTTCAGAGGATCGGTTGCCGGCGGTTATGCATCGGAAGAATAACTGCAAGTGGCTTGTCACGATGGAGCTGGATGATTGGATCGAGCTTTACCGGGAATGGGAGGCCGGGATGGCGATTAGTAAGGAGGACAAAACATGATCCTTTTAGAATTCATCGGCAGATTGTTTTTAATTCTTGTCGGAATCGTAGCCGTGCTATTCGCGATCTGTCTGATTATCGGCGTGCTGGTCAGGAGGTTTCCAGACGAGATTAAGAAGAAGGAGAGAAAAGAATGATCATCAACGTGAATGTGGACGTGCCGGATGG